CAGCTGCACCTTGTAGGTGTTCTCGCCGAGCTCGAGCTTGGTGAAGCGCAGCCCCAGGAGGGCGCTGCGGAGCTTGTCGGCGATCCAATCCACCTGGTCCCGGCGGATCCCGAAGTACTCGATCATGTACGGCATCTGCCAGTCACCCTGGCTGGCTCCGAGCGGCCCCTCGGCGCGATCGGCGGTGAGCTCGGACAGCACCCCGAACGGCTTGAACACCGACCCGGGGAGGTTCGGCTGGCCGATCCAGTTGGCGTCCGGCAGCACGCCGTCGCCGATGAGTTGTCCGGTGTCGACCAGGGTCTGCAGAACCACATCGGTGAGTGGGGAGCGCAGAAGAGGTGCGGTCATCAGTCACCCCCGCGCAACAGGTCGGCGCCCTGCTTCAGTGCGTCGCGAGCTGCCCGGTCGGCGATCACCGGGATCTGGGCCTCACTGGCAGCGTCGATGTCGCGGCCGGTAGACCGCTCTGCGCGGGCCTGGACGGCTCGCAGCCCCGGTCCGGGTCGCCGTGGCCCGGTGGTACCGATCTGGGCTGCCACGTTGCCCCTGGTGGTCACCGACGAGGCAAGCCGGGCCGCGCCGGGACCGGCGGCGTAGGTCAGCGTCTTGAGGTAGTCGTCCAGGCTGATCGTCACGGTGCCACCCCGTCCCACACCGACGACTTGCCCCACAGGGTGCAGGACAGCCGGCGGGCGTCGCCGAACAAGCCGCCGCCGGCGACCTCCACCACCCGCAGCGCGTACCCGTTCAATTCCCGATCGGAGCCACCGTCGCGGATCAGCACGATGTCGTCGCGCTGCGGCACCGGCGCACTCCAGGGAATGGAGATGGTGGTCTGCCGCAGGTTGATCTGGCCCGGGCCGAGCGAGATCGAGCCCTGCCCGGTGACGGGATGGATGCGGGCCTTTGCCCCCTTCGTGCCGATCTGCCCGGTGATGGGCGGCTTGTCACCGTAGATCTGGACGGCTCCGGTCATGCCGGAGACCTCGCCGGTGTCCCGGTTCAGCGCGCCCTTGCCGCCGCGCAGGATCGTGACGAAGCCGTCCATGTTGCGCTCGGTGTACGCGCGCACCCGCGCCTTGGCGGCCTCACTGACGACGGAGGGCATGACTACCTGCCGACCCGGCCGGCGTCCAGCTCGGGATCGACCGGCCACTCTTCGCCGTAGTACTGCTGGCTGCCGGCCTGTGGGTTGTCGTGCATCCGGATGCCGAACTGTCGGCCGTCCTGCAGCCCGCCGACGTAGGGCACGGACTCGCGGCCCGACGAGCGACCGGCCTGCCGGCGCAGCTCCTTGGCCAGCGCGGAGTACCTGGATTGCAGTTGGTCCCCGCTGTAGGAGACGCCGTCGGCATTGATGTTCACGTCGCCGACGTACTTCGCGGCGATCCGGTCGGCCACCAGCGCGGCCGCGTCGATCGGGTTCTCCTCGGGGTCCACCCCGGCGAAATCGGTGAGGTAGTCGATTTCGGCGTCGTTCAGCAGTGGCGAAGCGCCGGTGTCCTGCGCCCAGAACCGGATCGCGTCCAGTGGGGAGCTGGTGGGGTCACCGCTGTAGGCCATCGTCGCTCACCCGGCATCGGGGAGATCGTCGACCGGCGTCGGCGGCGCGGTGGCGACGGTGCGCTTGCCGGTGACCCGGCCGCGGCGTCCTGTCGTCGGGAGCTCGAACGGCTCCAGTCCGAGCTTGGCGTAGATGAGCTTGGACAGGTCGGGGCAGTACTTGTCGATTGCGGCCGCGAAGTCGGCCTCGCTGACCTCTACCTGCTTGAGCCGACCGGAGCGGACCATGCCCTCGGTGAGGCGCCACAGGTGCGCCTCGGGGGTCAGTTCGTCACGGTCGCGCGTCGCCGTACCGATCTTGGACGGGCGGCGCATCGCGTAGGTTTTGATCAAGAAAACATCCCCTCAACGGGAACCAGGCCGCATCCCCTCCGGGGTGGGGGTGCGACCTGGTTGACCTGGAGTGCAGTCAGCGTCAGCCGACCACGTTCTTGTAGAACATGCCGCAGTCCTTGGACACCTGCTCCAGGGAGTAGGCGGCCTCGCCCTCGATCCGATCCGAGCGGGTCTTCAGGTCCGGGAAGTTGCTCATAGTGAGCCCGTACCGGTTGCCGGCGCCGTAGCCCCGCCAGTTGAAGGTGTAGCCCGCCGACGGCTCCAGCAGTCCGGGCCGCTTCGGGCGGTACCCGATCAGCATGGACTTCGGGTCGAGCATCCACTCGTAGTCGGTCTGTTCGTCCTGGAGGACGCCGTCGTTGATCTGCGGGCCGACGGCCTCGGAGGCGTAGCCCACGTAGATGTCGTCGATGCCGAAGAACTCGGCGACGAGCTCCTCGGTGATGACGCCCTTCTGGGTGTACTTGATCCGGTCGAGGATCGCCTCGTGGTTCTTGATCGCCTTCCAGACGTCGACCCCGACGACCATGAAGTTGGCCTTGCGGCCGATGTCCAGCCGGAAGGCGGTGAGCCAGCCGGTGGACAGGTTCAGCGGGTCGCTGGAGGCCTGGTCGAGCTGCAGGAACTCACTGTCCCCGCTCGGGCTGGCGGCGACGCCCTGGTACTCCTTGTTCCAGACCCCGGGCTTGAAGTACTTCTGGCCCCAGATCCGGTCCTTCTGCAGCAGCAGGTGCTGGGTGACCAGCCTGCTGGCGTCGGAATCCAGGTTCCAGTTGCTGTCGGCGTTCGCCCTGGTCTGCGCGTCGATGTCGACGTGCGCGGCGTAGACGTCGCAGTAGTACGTCCCGGTCTGGTTCGACCAGCCGATGCCGGCCGACTCGGTACCGGGTGCTCGCTTCTGCGAGTCCGAGCGACGCCAATCCGACTTGGTGTACTTCCAGTACATGTCGGACCGCTTGTCGACCGGGATCGCCGGGAACACCTTGTCGGCGATGAAGTCGTTGGGGTCCTGGAAGTACGCGACCGAGACGTTGGTGAGCGGTCGATCAATGTGAAGATCAGGACCGCCGGGGTTCTGTGGCATTGGGTTCTACCTCTCAGCTCGTCAGCAGAAGAACAGCGGCGAGTTCGCCGTCACCGGCGCCGAGGATGACCCGGCCTAGAACTGCGTTGGTACTGGTGGTCTTGATGCCCCTGCCGTCGGCGTTGGCAGAGACCTTGTCGCCCGCCTCGAGCACGCCGCCGGCGACCACCAGGCTGATGCCACCGATGGCGACCGTGGCGGCCTCACCGGCGTACTGCGGCTTGTTCTGCAGGACACCGATGGCCTCGGCGCCCGCACCTGCCAGTCCGCACTGGTGCGGACCGGTGATGTCCACGAAGTGGTACTGCTTCCCGCCGTTGGGGGAGAGCGAACCGCGCGCCCCCGGCACCCCGGTGTAGAAGCCGATCGTGTCGTCCGAATCCAGCGAGATGGATCGGAGTGTTTCGTCATATGCCATGGGGGGCTCCTCAGCGCCGCTCGGCCCGGATGGCGTCGTACGCACCCGGGTTGCTGTCGAAGAAGGCGGTCGTTGCGAGCTCGGGCGTCATGCCCTGCCCCTTGGACACCACGTCGCCGAGGAAGGCGTCGATCTGGTCCATCGGATCCTCGGGAGCGCCCATGCCGTCGTAGCCGGCCTCCTCGTAGAGCATCGCGCCGGCGGCGGACAGAGCCTTGTGGATCACGGCGCAGTCGTCGTAGGACAACGCCTCCGCGGCCCGCATCAGCACCGGTCCGAGCTCCTCGGCATCGATCGGCACGTTGTACTCGGCGGCCTTGGAGATGTACTCCCGCTGCAGCCGCAGGTCGCGCTCGCTCTTGGCGATCTGCGCGGCGTGGGCCAGCTGGGACTCGGCCTGCTGAGCCCGCTTGCTCAGGGAGGTGAACGCCTTCGACAGGACGGCGTCGCGGTCCTGCTCGTTCACCGCCTTGGACAGCGATTCGCGGATGGAAGCGATCACCGGGTCCTCGGCCGGCGCACCGAACGCCGATTTGCCGATTCCGACGAGTTCGCGATCGTCGTCGAGTTCGTCGGCATCGTCGTAGTCGACGTCATCGGCATCCTCGGGGTCCCCGAAGGTGACCATGAACTGGTTACCGTCGTCGTCTTCGAGGATGTCGCCTTCCTCGAACTGACTCAGGTCGAGCGGCTCGCCGTCCGCATCGAGGTAGTCCGGCATGCTTTCCTCCTGGTCAGCGCGTTTGGAGAACACGATCGTTGCGGGCGGGCAGGCGGCTCGATCGACCATGGAAACCTCGTCGATTTCCATATCGGTGACCCGTTGCACTGCTCGTGGCACGTGTTCTCCTCCTTTGGTCTAAGTCTCTGAGGGCGTGCAAGACGCAGGCTCAGGACTTCTTGCGGTGGTGGCCGTAGAGGGCCAGCCCGCCGGACGCCACTGCCAGCCCGGTAGCTGCGGTACCTCTGCGCACCGCCTTGCGACCGAGATCCTTGGAGGCGTTTTCCAGCCAGGCCGCTTGTCGGGCCGTGTTTGCCGCCTCGCCCGTCTTGCTGCCAGCAAGATCGCGGAGACTCTGGTTGACAACCCGGAAGCGGCGGACGCTGGCCGCTCGTCCGGCTCTGCGGGACTCCAACTCGGTGTGGGCTGCGTTGGCTCCGAAACCACCGGCCGCCGCGCCGGTAAGCGTGGCACCGACGTTCGCAGCTCGCCGCCGCCCGTCACCGTCGGCCTTGCTGAGCCAACCGTCCTCGACGCCGAACGCCGACAGGACCATGTCAGGACCTCTTTCCGCGGTTGTGGATCGCCGCACCGAGACCGGCTCCCGCCGCACCGGCGGCGAGTCCGACCCCGGCCCGAACGCCGACGACACCCCGGATGTTCTTCGCTCTCCGCAGGGCCCGGGCCTGATCGGCCTTGTTCTCGGCTGCCAGGCCACCGAATACATGCGCGTTGCCGGCGTGCTCGGCGGCCACGGAGCTCCAGCCGGGAGCTCGGCCGGCGGCAGCCCTGGCGACCCGGCGGTTGTGACTGGCCTGTCGGCCTCCGTAGAACTTGGCGTTGTCGCCGTGCTCAGCCGCGGTGGCCATCAGGTCCTTGTGCTGTCCGAGCTCGCGTCGTGCGGACAGCACCACGCCACCGGCGCCGCCGACAGCACCCGAGGTCGCCGCCAGCCCGGTCGAGGTCCGCCGGTCGTCGGCCTTGCTGAGCCGGCTGTCCTCGACGCCGAACGCCGACATGGCCATGGTGATCTCCTCGGTGCTGGTTGCGAACTTGGCGAAGCGGGCGAAGTTGGTGGCGGCCTTGATGTGGCTGACCCGGATCGACCCGTCGGGGTTGATACCGGTGACCTTGTGCTTGCCGCCGGCGACCCACTCCCGCTGCTGGAACTGCGGGGAGGCCGACTCGTACGACGTGGCATGCCCGGGGTCCCGCTGGAAGACGTGCGGCGTCCCGTGCTTGGCCCTGCCGCGAGCGGCGAAATGACCCGCGACCTTCTTGTCGGCGGACCAGGACGTGAGGTCGTGGAAATCCACCTCGTCGCCGACCTTGTAGCTCTGCTTGGCGGTGCGCATCCCGCGGTGCAGGGTCGGTCCCTCGGTCTTGGCGTTGTTGAGATGGCGCATCACGTTCGAATCGGACTCGGCCTTGGACTTGACCGGGCGCAGCAGCACCCGGCCCACCCCGGGGACCGGAGCCTCTTTGTCGTAGGCGCGGCGGATCCGCTTGACCGAACGAAAGGTGCTCGACCACCGGTCGGCGGAATCCCGGACCCGCTTCACATCCGGGTTCGCCTTCGTTGCCTTGTCGTACGCCGACTGCTGCCTCCGAATCCCCTCGTAGGGGGTGGAGACACTCTCGGTCGCCGCATGGCCGCGCTGAGCGGCCATCGTCTCCGCCGCGTGCTTCGCCCGCTCCGGGTCGGACAGGTGTTGCGCGGTGTTGCGGGCACGCAGGGACGTCCCCGCGTGGTAGCCGTAGACGCCCGCCCCGGTGACGCCGACACCGGTGGCGGTGCGCTTCTGCTCGTCGGTCAGCTTTTTGGCCTTGACCAGTCGGCCGTCATCGACCCCGAAGGCCGAGAGCATTACCGTTCCGGCTTGTAGTAGCCCCGGCGATGCGCACGACGGGTTCCGAGGCCGCCCCCGGTCAAGCCACCGGCCTGAGCGCCGATCATTGTGCCGACAGCCGGGTTCTTGCGGGCAATGAGCCGTCCCGCGGTAGCCCCGACGAGACCTCCGCCGATGTTGCCGCCGAGCTCGTTGCCCACCGAGCGCAGCTTCTTGCCCGGCTTCCCGACGAGCGCGCCGTGGTAACCGGGGAAGAGCATTCCGGCGGCGGTCCGACCCCCGCTCGCAGGCTTGCGCTCCGCCTTGGAGATGCGGCCGTCCTCGACTCCGAACGCTGACAGGTTCATCCGACACTCCCGTAGTTCTGGGTCCGACGGTGGGCCGCGTAGCCCATTCCGCCACCGACGTAGCCGGCGGCACCGGCGGTATTGAACACTGCGCCCTGCGTCTTCGCGCTGGCCCCGGCGGCACGGGCGATGGCCCGTCCGCCGTGTCCCGCGAGCATGCCGGTGCCGAAGATGGCACCGGCGTACTTCAGCTTCTTGCGGTCCTTCGGTGGCTGCAACGGGTCGGCGTCAGCTTTGCTGATCCGGTCGTCATCGACGCCGAACGCCGACTTCTTGACCTTCTTCCGGGCCGGCCGGGTTCCCGCATAGGTACCGGCCTTGGTCCCCGCATAGGTCGCACCGGTCAGTGCGGTCCCGAGCCCAGCAGCTGCCAGGGCGGCGGTTCGCCTCGTGGGGACCAGGAGCTTGATCTTCCTGGCGGTCTCTTCGGCATGCGACGACGCCTGGCTTGCGTTCTCAGCGGCCGCCCGCACGTTGCGGTACACGCCCTTCTTGGAGATGGGAGCTTCTCCAGGACCGAATGACGACATCGGCGACCCTTCTCAGTAACCGTAGGAACGACCGCCGCGGCGGCGGTCGTAGTCGTGGGCGGCATACGCTCCCGTGCCCAGCACGGCCGCGCCGGCCAGTGAAGCGCGCGAAATCCGGTGGAACCTCTTGGCCCTGGTGGCGAAGTTCCCAGCGGCGTCGTGGTGCTCCATCATTCGCGCGAGGTGGTCCTGAGTCTCCTTGATGTTCGCCGCCGTCTTGGGCTTGGTGCCCTTCGAGCTCGAGGCCATGCTGCTCAGGTTGGACCGCGCCTTCCGGTACGCCTTCTTGCTTTCCTGTTCCTCGGCATGGCTGGCTGCACCGGCCCGGCGACCGGCCACGCCGGTGGCGACTCCGGCACCGCCGGCGAGGATCGCGCCACCGGTGGCACCACTGGCGTACATGTCCTGGCGACCGTGCCGGGCCCGCTCGGAGTCGAACGCCTTCGTGAGAGTGGCGTTGCGAGCCTTGCGCGCCTGCTGGGCCCGCTTGGTCTCCTTGTTCTGGCCGTGCGCGTGCCGGACCCGCGAGAGGGCGCCCTCGGTGGCCACCATGGCCCCACCGGCGGTACCGACCACGCCACCGACCTTGGCGCCGTGGCGAATCTGGCGGATGAGCTTGACGCGATCCGCCACCTTGTCGCCGACCCGGGACTTGCCGTGGACCATCTCGGCGATATTCGGCGCGACCCGATGCGCTGCACTTGCGACCGCCGCACTGGCCGGGATGGCGATCAGTCCGCCTTCCATCCGGCGCTGCGCGGAGCCCTTCTTCCGGGCGTGCAGATCCGCCTGCTCCTGGTGGAGAGTGATCGACCCCGGCTGATAGGCCTTCCCGACGTCACCGTGGTCGACGCCGAACGCCGATTTGGTCAGCCGTTCCTGCTTCTTCGCCTGCAGTTTCACTCTCGCCTGCTCCCTGGTCCGCCGCAGCGCATCACGCTCCCGCAAGTCGGTCACCGCGCCCTCGGCAGCACCGCCGATTCCGGTACCCACCAGGACGAAGCCGGCCTTTCCGCCCATTCGCGTCATCTTCGCGGCCCGCATGTCGACTATCCGGGCCCGTGCCTTCGGGCTGATCCCCTTCCGGTTCAGTGCCTTCTGCGGCCGGGTGAGGAAATCGGCCGCACCCGGCGCGACGTCCTTGGTGCGCGAGGAGGCCAGGTAGCCGACACCGGCGACGGTGAGACCCGCCTTCCGGCGGCGCCGGGCCGCTTCGGCATGCGGGTTGTCGCCCGGCAGTGGGGTGTCCGCCTTGAACAGCGCCTCACGGTCGACACCGAACGCATCGACCTTGGCCACCCGGGTGGCCTTCTGCTCGGCGCGCTCCATCTTCCGGGCCCGCCAGTTCTGCTGCCGCGCCTTGGCGTCGAGCGAATTGGCTTTCGCGCTCTGGTGCCACGCCACCGGAGTGGCCACCGCTGCAGTGGTGAGACCCGCTATCTTGCCGGCCCGGGCCAGCCGGTGGGTCCGGCCGAGTGCGACGGCCCGCTCGAGTTGCTCGGGGGTCGCCATGTTCCGCCGCTGTCCCACTCGGCGCTGCAACTCGAACGCATCGGCCAGGACGCCGGCCTGCTTGTTCCGGGCCGCGACCGCACCATGCAGTCCTCCGTACGACGCGAGTCCGGAGCCGATGGCCACCAACCGATGCTTGGACCCCTGCTTCCGGTTTGCCTTCGCCGACTCGCGCAGCGCTGCGGCGGTCGGCGGCTCGTCCTTGCTGATCTCGACCCCGAGCGCATCCCGCTTGGTGACCGGGCGCCGGGAGACCGGGCGCTCGGCGCGAGCCAGCTTGTTCGCCCTGGCCCGCAGTTCGCGCACCTCTTTGTCGCCCTTGTCGGCCTTGTGCCCCTGGTGGAGCATGGTCGCCGCGCCGGCGACCGCCAGACCGGCGGTGCCAGCGCGAACCCGGCCGGCGCGCCGGTACCGGCGGCCGAGCATCTTGGCACGGGCGAACTCGTTGTCGGTCGGCCGAGAAGGCTGCCCCGATGGGCCGCGGAAGTACTTCTCCCTGGTGCGGGCGTTCACCGCCATCTTGTGTGCGGCGGCCTTCGCCGCGAAGCGACGTTCACTTGCATTGATGGCCAGCCCGGAGCCGCCCACGAGGGCCATGGCCCCACCGGCGGCCCGCAGGTGGTGCTTCGCGTTGTCCTGCTGCTGCCGCCGGGCCTTTGTCCGCAGGGATGCAGCCGTTTCCGTGGTATCCGTCATCCGAGAGGAACCTTTCCGATCGGCTTGAGACCCGGCTTCACTGGCGCCATCGTCGCGAGCGGCTTCATCAGCTCGGCCGGAGCGGCCTTCACACTGTCGATGGCCTGCTTGACCTTGAACAACCCCTTGGACACATCGGGCTTGGCGAACAACCGGGCCCGGTCGGCGAGGGTGTAGCGGGTGGCTCGCTGCGCTTTGCCGCGGACCTGGGTGGCGTAGTGATGTCCCAGCGACGGAGCGTTGAGCGCTGCCGAGGCTTCCTTCGGGTCCACCCGGTACTGATAGGGCCGACCCAGGTTGGAGTGCATCTGCACGGAGAGCCGCCGGGTCTGGCGCTGGTAGCCCATCGAGTCGATCGCCGACGAGGTCACCGGCTTCAGTTTCACCGGCGGCGGGTGTACCGCCTGCCTGGTCCGCTCCTTCAATCGGAGCGGACGCCGCTTGCGACCGTCGTCGAGATCCTCACGAATGCTCTTGGACACCGAATTGGCGATCTTGGCCGCAGAGGTCTTGGTTTTCCCCTTGCGCCGCAGCGCGTGGTAGACGTCCCAGTCCTTCACCTCGGGACCCATCTTCGACACCGTGGTGCGGGTACCACTGCCGTGGATGCTGAAACCGGCGCGCGCTCCGGACTTCACCAGCGACCACTGCTCGTCGTCATTGACGTGGTACCCGACCCACCATCCGAGAGGCAGGGCGTTGGGTGGCAGCCCCATCTTCTCGAGCTTCTCCGGGGTGACGACGAAACTCTCGATCATGTCCGCGGTGTGGTGCGGCACGGTTCCGTCGTCGAGCTTGGACACCCGGCGGTGCATATCCCCGCCCTTGCGGGAATCGAGAACGTACTTGTAGGCGGACTTCTCGATTTCCTCGATCGGGACGATGTCGCCCTGCAGGTCGACGACGTCCTCGCCGTTGATCTGACTGACCGAGGCCCAGCCGAACACCTGCCGCTTGTCGGTGTCGACCTTGCTGAACAAGCCGGTCCACGTGACGTCCCCAACCTTCGAGACTGGTTGGAACACACCACGTTTCGTTCGCGGGTTGGCCGGGAGCGGAGTCGTCCGGGGGCGCTTCGCCCGCAGGCTGGGCACCTGGTCGGGCAGTGAGTTGAGCGGCCGCAGCCGGAAAGCCTTCGCCACCGGCTTCTTGGGCCCGAGTTGCTTGTTGGCTTCCCGGAGCTGCTTCGTCTGGGCGTGCGCACCGAGCACGTCGCTGGCGAGCTCCACGCCGTGCAGTCCGAGCACACCGGCGCCGATGATGCCCGCCGTCTTCACCGGGCTGAGCTTCAGCTTCCGGGCGACGGCCCGGGCGGCCTGGCGGTGCAGGCCGTTCTTCACCTTGGGCACCGGCGGCGGCTCGCCACGTGCCTCGGCGATGCGGTGCCGGTGCTCCAGGACGGAGGCACTGATGGCGTGCCCAGCACCCACCGTGGCGAGACCGGTAGCGCCGAGGCCGACCAGCGCGAGCTTCTTCTGCTTCTTCGCCTGCTCCGGCGTCATCGGGCCGTCGGCGTGCAGGTCGGCCCCGCCAGGACTGAACTTGGCGATTTCTCGCGGGTCGACGTCCCCGTAGATCGCCTTGGCGACCTCGGCGAACACCGGGTCGATGGCGGCAGGGGGAGAGGTCGGCATATCTCAAGTCTCACGAAGGCCGCTAGACGCACTACTCCGGTTCGATATGGGTCTCCCGCAGCGCGATCTTCCCCTTGGGTGCCGCGTAGTCGAACTCGCCGATCGCCGAGTGGTAGTGCGTAGTGTCGATCCGGTAGGTACCGCGCAGGTCCCCGCCGTCATCGTCCGGACTGAGCCCCGAACTCAGGTTCAGCACCTCGGGAAGCGCGGTGATGTCCAGCGGCAGCCGGAGGCCGCGGTCATCGAGGAGGTCCTCCAGCGCGGCGCCCTTCGGGCCCATCACCCGCGGGTTGTTCCAGACGACATAGTCGGCCAGCGCGTCCGACAGCCCCATGTCGTAGCGGATGTGCGCGTTGTCGGAGTCGCGGCCCTGCTGGACGCCGTTGGCCCGCAGGTACTCGTTGTCGATCAGCAACTGCTTGGTACCGGCCTCCGAGCGTGGCCGGTATCCGGCGTGCTCGGCGATCACCGCCCGCTCCATCGGCCCGAGCGCGTTGATCGCCCGTAGCGGGTTCTTCCCCACCTCGTCCCACAGCGGCACCGCCAGCGCCAGCGCGGCCTGCCAGTCGTCGTCGGAGATGCCCTCGATACCGACCGCGACGCTCCACGGCGACCGGGATTCCTTCATCTCGATCGGGTCGGTCCGGCCGTGGAAATCGGTCAGGTACTCGAGGACGACCTGGAAGTTCACCGCGTTGGTGACGAACTTGCCCCGGTTGTTCATGGCGTGGTCGTAGAAGTAGTGGTGCAGCCCCTGCATCGGCACGTACAGGCCGTAGTCGTCGTCGGCCGCCTCCCTGGCCGGTGCCGGCGCGGGTGTCTTGTTCGGCTCGGCGGCCCCGATGAAGTAGATCAACCGCCGGACATTGGGCGCCGGGGCGGCAGCCGGCGCCCAGCGATCAGCGGACGCGGCCGCGGCAGCTTCGGCCCAGCGGTCGGCCGGAGCGGCGGTGGCGGCCGGTGCCCAGCGGTCGGCCGGCGCCGGTGCCCAGCGATCGGCAGTGGCGGCAGCGGCGGCCCACCGATCGGTCGGTGCCGGTGCGTAGCGATCAGCGGCGGCAGCAGCGGCCGCGGCGGCCCAACGGTCGACCGGCGCTTCGACCGGCGTCTCGGACAGCAACTCGTCGACGGCGTCGGCCTTCTCCTTCACCCGCAGCTTCGTCCGGCCGCCGGCGGTCCAGCGGCCACCCTCGTCGCGCAGCTCGTCGGGGTCGAACACCTTGACGAGCGTGACGATCTTGGCTATCGGGGTCCGGGGAACCGGGAGCTGGGCCCAGGCGGTGGCCTCCCGGTTGCCGATCCGGTCGACCTGCGCCAGCAACGCGCGCTGAGCGGCCAGCTTCGCCGTGGCCAGTGGTGCCGCGAGGTTCTTGCCGCGCCGGGTCACCGCAGCGAGGTAGGTCCGCATCGCGGCGGTAACCAGTCCGTACCCGGCGACGGCCCGCTGCCAGGCCACCTCCGGATGCTGGCCGCGAGCCAGCTCGGTGTCCATCGCGACCGACAGCGCCGCCGCGGCGTCGGTGCTGACCGCGGTGCCCAGTTGCGCGGCGTACTGCCGAGCCAGCCCGATCCGGGACCGGCCGTCAGTGGGGACCGAGGCCGCGGGGGCGAGTGCGACAGCGTCCCGGGCGGCCTGCCCGACCAGTGTCTTCCACTGCGCCGAGCAGGCTGCGAACGCCGCCTTGGCCTGCTCCTCGGTGGCCCCGACGCGAGGCGGCTGCTCCGCCAGGACCCGCCCCACGCACTGGTAGAGAGCCAGCACGCACGCGGCGAGATCCACTGCCACGTCGCGCTTTTCGCGCGGGGTCACGGAATGCCGTTGACGACATTAGAGGCGTTGGGATTGAACGCGTTGGGGTTGTTGAGGTTGTTGAGGAACCCCATCAGCTGAGCCTGGTTCAACGGAACCGGGGCCCCGCCGGGACCCTGGGCCAGGATCACCTGGTTGACCGGCCCGTTGTTCGGCGGCGTCGGCGGTGCCGGTGGCCGGTTCTTGTCCGCGTCGACCCAGCGACGGCGCAGCTGCATCGCCCGGGCCAGCGCCCCGGCGGTACGCATGTCAGCCTGCTGCGCCGCCAGATCTGGCTGACCGCCGACCGAACGCAGCCGAATGTGCTTGCGATTCGCATCCTCCAGCTTCGACCTCAGCGCGCGGGCGGCGGTGTCGAACGGATCCGGGGTGCCGGTCGGGGTGTCGACCGGCAGCAGTTCGCCGGCAGACACCAAGTTCTGGATCGACGTCTCGGCACCGTAGGCACGCTCGATCTCGGCGACACTGGCAGGTCGCGCCGGGTCGTAGGCGGCGCCGCCGCCCGGGAACACGTGGTCCTTGTCGAGCTCACTCAGCAGCTCGCCGAGAGACGCGGGCGGCGCCTCCGGTGGCGCCACCCTCCCACCGGTGCGCACCCGGTCGAGGACGACCTGCTTCAGCGAGAACGCCTTCTTCGGCCCGGTGGCCACGGCGGCGAGATCCAGCATCAACCGGTGCAGGTCGTCGTGCGGCAGTGCCTCGAGATCGGCCCGGTCGACAGCGCCGAACACCTGCTTGATCGCGGCGTGCGGGAAGGTGTCGAGTTTGGCCTCGGCCCTGATGTTGAGACCGGAGGCGTCCACCACCTTGCCGCCGACATTGAACTCGGCACCGGAGGCGAAGGACGTCTGGGCCAGCACCTCGGTGAGCATGTCCAGGTCGGCGGCCCGCTGCAGGTCCTTGTCGGTCACCGCGCCCGCGGTCCCCGCGTGCCGGCCGGCCGCCTTGTTCCTGACCTCCTCCGCCGTCTGCTCCTTCGGAACCGGAACGAGCTTGCCCTGGCCGACCCGGAAGTTCTGGTACCGAGTGCTCTGGGCCGTGATCTTCCCGGCTCCGGTCACACTCTCGTTGAAGTAGCCACCCTCGGCCTTCTCGGGACGGTTGAACCGCGGAGCGACGTAGCCGGAGTCCACTGCCCGCTCCAGCGTCCGGTTCGGCCCGACACCCTGGGACGCCCGCCACGGGTGGTAGACCGGCTTGGCGATGTAGTACGGGAACTGCTCGTGCAGCGCGTTGAGCGCGTCGTTGTAGCCCTCGCCGTCCAGCCGCAGTGACCGGACCCGGTCCCGGTTGGCCTGGTCCGCCTGCTTCATCGCCCGGTCGAACGACGACCGCTTGCCGGCCAGATCGGCGATCGCGCCGATCTGCTCCAGTGGCGTGCCGGTCTGGAGGCCGGCCCATATCTGCTCCTGGAATGCCTCCACCTTGAACGCCGGGTCGACGCCCATCTGCCGGGCGGTCGCCACGTTGGCCTGCCACGCGGTCTTGGCCTGCGCGTTCACCAGTCGGGTGACGTACTCGTCCGACCGCAGGGCATTCCCGCTGTTGTCGAGAGTGTCGGCGGCCTGCTCGCCCACCCAGTTCGCGGCGGCCTCGAGCTGCTCCTGCTGGGACAGCGTCGGCCGGGCCTTTTCCTTGGTCTGCAGCTCGCGAAGCCGATGCGTGAACGCCTCCGACGACTCGTCCGGGTCGTACTCCCGGGCCGTCTCGCGGAGCTCCTCCATCCGGCTCGGCGAGATCGACCCCCGGCCGACCTGCTCGGACCGCAGGGCGTCCAGCAGCTGTCCGTACCGAGCGACCATCCGAGAGGCTTTGTCGTTGAATCGTCGGCCGCCGCGCAGGTTCCGGTCGAAATCGACGGTGTAGACGCCGTTGTGGCTGACGATCGTCATCGACTTCGCGCCGGACACCAGCCCGGTGTAGATGTCCTCGGTGGTCGGGCCGCCGAAGGTGCGGGTCCTGATGTACTCGCCGCCCTTGAGCGCGGACAGGTGGCGCAGGTTGAACGGCAGGTACCAGTCGTCGGCATACCCGATCGACTGGTGCGCGACATCGCCGTTGGCCGTGATGACGATGCCCTCGCTGGGCGGGATCACGCCGGACCGGCGCTGCAGCTCGTTGAGGTCAGGGTTCGGCAGCCGGTCCTGGAAGTAGTTCAGGACCGGGCCGGGATCCCAGCCTTCCTTCGGGTCGTCGATGCCGCCGACGGCGACGTCGCGCGGATTCAGGCCGCGGAACCGGACCTGGCGGATCTTTCCGAAGGCGGTCTGCAGTACCGGATCCGGCGCCCGCTCGGTGCCCCGATACCGGTAGGCGGCCCGGTCGGCCGCTGGGCCGATCACCTTCTGTGCCTCCGGGCCGAACTGCCCGACGTGGTTGGCCACCGCCAGCGCGTACTGCAGCTGCGGTGGCGCGGCCGGTCCCATGCTGGTCCGGAGGATCTCGGAGCCGCGCTCCAGCCGCCCGAAGGCCCGGCCCGCCGCAGAGAAGTTCTCGTTCTCCTGTCGTGCTCCGCGCTTCGTGTTGAGCTCCCGCACCTTCTCGGAATTGAGAACACCCTCGTTGACGGCGTGACCGACGTAGCCGCCGAGACGCGGGGCGCCGGCCGCAGCCAGCGCGTCGAAAGCCGCCGTATCGGCCCGACCGCGCTCCGGGGTCACTGACACCGCCGCCGTGAGGATCCGGTCGCCCGGCTTGATGCTGGCCGAGAAGTCGGTCTTCACGTCCTTCTCGGTCGCCTGCACCGGTGCCTGCACGGTGCGTTCCTTGCCGTTGCGGCCGACGACCTGCAAGTGCAGCAACGGGTTCAGGTGCTCGCTGTGGAACGGCGCGAGCAGGTCCTGGATCTGACCGTAAGCCTGCTGGTAGTGCGACAGGTCCTTGCCGCTCAACAGGGTGTTCGAGGGGATGCCCTGCTTCTCGGCGCGGGTCTGGTCCGCCGGTGGTGAGCTCGGGTCGGTGTCGATCTGGTGGTGCATCTGCACGAACCGGCCGTGCTGGCGGGCCTGGGCCGAGACGTACCGCCGCCGCTCCTCGGGGGTGTAGTTGAACGCCTTCTCGATCTGCACCAGGATGGCGATCTCCTCGGTGTTGTCCTGGCCGCGGCGGGCCTTGGCGACCGCCTCCCGGGAGTAGTGCGCCCGCAGTGTCTCGGCTCGCTGTCGGGCCTGGTCACCGGCAGCCTTGGCCAATTCGTCACGGTGCGAAATGAGGTCGTAGTTGACCGCGCCGGCGACCAGGATCCGGCCGTAGACCAGCGCGCTGTCATCGTCCATCGCGGTCATCGCCTTGTAGACGACCTCGGCAGCGTGCCGGTTGAAGCCGGGGCCGGTGTCAGCCCATCGATCGACCGCGGTCAGCGTCTTCATCGAGTGCCGACTCCCTTTCCTTTGGGCTTGGCTCTCGGCGTCGGTTTGGCCGCCAACTGCTTCGCCTCCTGCTTGGCCTGATCCGCTTCGATCTGCTGGGTCTGAGCAGAACCGGCGATCTGCTGCTCGCCCTGCACCAGGCCCTGTTCACCCTGGGCGGCCTGCATCTGCATCTGAACGGCCTGCATCTTCTGCTCGGCCAGCGCCAGAATCGCCTGCTGCCGCATCTGAATGTCGTGCTGCTCGGTGATCGCCGGGTCCACCTTCGGCAGCTGCGCCGCGTCGCGGATGAACTTCTCGAGCTCGCCGTCGGGGAACCACGTCATGCCGGCCCCGGCGGTACTGCTGATGAACGCCGCCAGCTGTGCCAGGTCGGGCGGGTTGACGTTGTTCGGCACCAGCGTCGGCAGGTCGTCGGGCTGCAACCCGTTGAGCTTGAACAGCTGCGGAATCGCCTTGCGGTTGAACGGGTCGGCGAACGCCTTGGCGATGCCGTTGACGCCGGTCTCGAAGATCCCTGACTTGTCGGTGTGCAGCGCGTAGCTGGACCCGCTGTTCTCGTGTCCCGTCATGATGAAATCGGCCATCACCGACATCAGCATCCGGGTCTCGTACCGCTGGATGATCGCGCCGACGTCGAACTGGCGGCTGCCGCCGGAGGTGAGCAGCTGGAAGTCGTACTGCTTGTTACCGTCGTCGTCGTAGATCAGCGGCCAGACGAGGCCTTCCTGCTCGTTGCGACGCACCGCGGTGACCGCCCGTTTCACCGCCTCGAGCATCTTGGCGTCGGCGCTACCCGGACGGGGGTTCAGCACGTTCGGTGGCACGAACGCCACCGGCAGACCGGTCAGGTCACGCTCGACGCCGACGGCCTCGATCTCTTCGAACCGCTTGGTCATGAACCACGGCCGGTACGCGGAGCGCAGCAGGGACCGGCCCTCGGGTGACCCCTTGTTGAGGTCGGGCCGCAGCAGCAGCAGCTTCGATATCGGCAACACGATCTTCTGGTACTTCGGCGCCGGCATCTGCACCATGGCCTCGACGTCGCCGTTCTCGGCGAACACCCAGCGCAGTAGTGAGTCCTGACTGCGGATCGGCAGCTTGCGCCAGCCGATCTTGCCGTCGTTGAACTTGCTCTTGTGTCGTTGGTCCTTGCTCCACAGCCCCATCCGTCGCTTGAACACGATTTCGTGCACCGACCAGCCGTAGGTCATCATCGAGCACGCCTCGGAGATGAAATCGGCGAAGCTGTGCTCCATGTCGCCCAGTGCCAGCTCGACGAACTCGGCGTTCTGCTTGTCCTCGGGCTTGCTCGACGCCGGCTCGACGCGCCACTCGATCTGCCGCAGCAGCTGCTTGACGGTGTACATCCAGGCGCCCAGGACCGATGAGTTGTCGCTCATCTCCCGGTAGATCTTGACGGCCTGCCGACCGCGCAACTGCGGGAGGAACTCGTCGTTGACGTAACCACCGGAGCGCTGCAGACCGGTAGAACCGACCTCCAGCATCGGCGAGAACTGCTTGATCTCGTCGCTGACGTCGGCTTCGAGCTGATCCACGCGCCCCGGTCGGGTCACTGATCCCCCCTCCGGTCACTGGACAGGCCTGTCACGTTCTCATTCTCCGGAGCCGGACCACACGCAGCCCGACGTAGGCATGAGCTACGGTTCGGAATATGCCAAATCCTTCATCAACGAGGCCCAAAAGGGTCGGAGAGACCGGACTGGTTGTCGCCGCCAATGTGCGGTTGGCGCGCCGGATGAATCTCTGGAGTCAAACAGAGCTGGCCGCTCAGATAACCCAAGCAGGACGCAAGATGTCGCTGTCCAGCGTCTGTGAACTTGAGATGGGCACACGCCACATCGATGTCGACGATCTGATGGCGCTCGCGGTGGTGCTCCGGCTGACCCCGAACATGCTGATGGAACCACTTGAGCGGCCCTACTTCCCAGCGCCACCGCCGCCTACAGCACAAGCTCGAACGTCACCGGCTGATCCGGGCTGAGCTCGGCCTTGGCGGCGTCGTCGGTGCCGGTGAACTCGCGCTCCATCTTCGACGGAACGTTGCTGCGGACGACCACCGCCGGAACGCCGACGCCGGTGAACCGCTTCGCGGCGTACTCGGCGAGCGCGGCCGCGCACACCGTGTCCGGGAGGTGGTTGCCAGGACCGTAGCCGTACAGGTCGCCTGTGGTGCAGTACTTGTGTTCGAGCCAGGCGCTGGTGATCCGCGGAATCTTCCAGCTGCCCTTCTCCACCGCGTTGACGTAGTCGGAGAGCAGCACGGCCCGCTTGTCGCCGGTCATCGGGAACGGCCGGGCCCGCACGTCGAGGTAGTCGTTGACGACGTTGCCGAGGCCGGTGGAGTCGTGCCACACCCCCTTCAGGGGGACTCGGTAGTACGAGATGGCCTTGTTCAGATAGCCGATCATCTGCGGATATGGTCGCCGGTTCAGCCGGAGGAAGTAGACGAGCTCGCGCTTCGGACCGTCGATCCGAGCCACCCAGATGACCGTTTTGTCCTGTTCTTTGGCCCAATCGGCGCCCGCCACGTAGGAGGCGGTGTTGACCCGCCGGGCGAACCGGTACTCCTCGAAGTCCTTCGACACCTTGTGCTCGATGTGGCCATGGCCCTCCCCGACTACATCGGTGGAGTCGAACTTCAGGCTGAAGGTCTTCTCGATGGCCTCGGTATCGAAGGCCCGGTTGCCGATCGAGGGCTCACCGAGGTCGTACTCCACCCGGAACATCTCCGCCGAGACGGAGTCGATCTTCTCCTGGATGGTGGCCTGGGTCAGCCAGCCATCCACCGGGTTCGCCGACTCCTTGTAGCACCAGCGGTAAACGGGCTGGTGCTTCTCCTCGGCCCGCTTCAGGATCTCGGTGAACGTCGCGTCCGGGTTCTGCCAGGTGGAGCTCACCACGGTGAAGGTGTCGACGGTCTGGTTCAGGTAGTTCTTCTGCGGCAGCGGCTGGCCCAGCGCCGCGTCGTAGATCGGCAGGTCCATCTCGTCGGCCTCGTCGATGAGCAGGATCGACGGGTGCGGGCCGCGGACGTTGCGCTGGCTGGCGGGAAGAGGGCGAACCCGGCCGGCGTTGGTCAGCACGGTCTTGGTGGCCGTCTGGTCGACGGTCATCGTGCCGGGGATCCCCTCGAAGTCCATCGCCCGGACCATGTACTCGTGGACGTTGTTCGACTGCGCCAGTGAGCCACCGAGGATAGTGATGTCGGCGCCGATGACGTAGGCGTAGAACAGGCCCAACGTCGCCACGGTGTAGGACTTCCCGGCCAGGCCGCGGCTCGCGTGCCAGATCGCCCTCGAGATCGACCCCTCATACCCGGGCAAAGTGCATTCCCGGAAGTAGGCGTCGGCGAAGGCGTCGAACGGAGAGCAGTGGTCAGGGCAGACCTTGGTCCGCGGAATGGTCACCCCGAGTAGCGCCTGCACCGACCACCACAGCATTTCCCGATCGGTCGGCGGATACGGCAGCATCACCCTGGGCATGGTCGAAACTTACAAGCTGAGCGCAATGTCTCCGGCGGCGACGAGGAACTGCCCCGACTCGAGGACCGGCACCGGGGTGGCGAGTTGCTTCGCGAAGACGATGTTGCCGCCGCTGATCGCAGTGTGGACCGCCAGCCACGTCACCGTGCAGGCCGGCATCCCCGGGAACAGCTGCGCATTGATCGACACCCGGGTCCGGTTCGCCGCGTCGGCGAAGCCGATGAGCTGCCTGATGTAGCCACCGCCGGCCGCCTCCGACCCAGTGTTGCCCATCGGGGTCGGATCGGTGAGATGGCAGCCCAGGTAGCAACCGGTCGGCAGGATCAGCTGCAACGCCGCATTTGCGGCCCAATTGCTCAGCACATCGGGCATCGATCGCTCCTACTGGTAGGTGTTGCTGGTCCCGATGCGGGACGAGTTCGACTGCACCGACGTGGGCCCATTGCTGTCCGCACCGGCCAGCCGAGGGGCCTGCTGGATACCGAGACCGTCGTCGCGCTGGGTCAACCGCAGGTAAGGCCCGGGCCCGGCCGGGCCCACCTTCCCCCACACCGCGGCGATGTTCTTCCCGGGCTCGAGCAGGACGAAAGCGCCGCCGCCGAACCCGGCCACCCGCCACTCCCCCGCCGCGGGCAGCGTGATCGGCGTCCAGACCGCACCGTCGGGAGAGGTGTAAGCGACGTCGGTGCCCACCTCAGTGAACGGTGGCCCGTTGATCGTGGCGAGGAACAGGCCGTTGCCGAACGTCCCCGTCGCCGGCCCGGTGTAGTTGTCCTTCCACGGCGCGTCGTTGGTCTTCAACGTCCAGTTGATGCCGTCCGGGGATGACACGACATCCCTGGCGCTCTGCCCGGTGAACTCATCGTGGAGAGCGGCGACGAATACCCCGTTGCCGAAGGCGATCCAGCGCACCCCGGCCCAGATACCGACGTTGTTCTGCACCCAGTTCAAGCCGTCCGAGGACGACGCAATCATCGGCGAGACGTCAGGCCCGGCGACAAATCTCCCGTTGCCGGCCGCCAGTGACGTCCACCCCAGATAGAACATGGGGTCCGGGTAGGGGATGAACGTGTCGGTCCAGGTGATGCCGTCCACCGAGGCCTGGGCCCGCCCGCCCTGGTCGAGGAGGACGAACAGGCCGTTGTCGAAGACGACCCGGCTGTAGGCGGGCTCGTAGTCGTGCCGTGGCCCCATCGTCCAGTTGATGCCGTCCGGCGACGTCGCCAGGACCATCCTGACCGGCGGGTCGGGTTCCCCCGGAATAGCCACGAAGATCCCGTTGCCGAAGGCGATGGAGAACCAGCCGCCCATCGCGGGCAGCGTAACCGGCGTCCAGGTGACACCGTCCTCGGAGATGGCGCCGGTGTCGGTGCCGCCCCCGACCGCGACGAACACCCCGTTGCCGAAGGCGATGCCCGTCCAGTACGCCGCAACGGGCAACGTCCGCAGCGCCCAGGCTGGTGCCATCTACTCGGTCCCCGGGTTCGCCCGGTACAGCCGGCCCATGAAGTAGCAGCTCTCCGAGTGCTCGGCGTAGATCATCGCGTAGAGGGTGATCGCCCCGGTCAGCTGCTTATAGCCGGCGTCGACCGGATTCGGGTTGTAGTCCCGGTGCTGCGTGTTGTCGTAGCTCCAATTGGCCCCGTCGACGAGCATCCCGGTCGGGCTGTTGCCGTCAGCCTCGCTGCCCGGGGAGAAGCCGGCCCGATTGAAGATCCCACCCTGCCGATTGCCCCAGCCGATGATGAAGCTCTTGTCGGGCTCCAGGTAGTTGCCCTCCGGCCACGGCTGTCCGGTCACCGGGTTGGTCTTCTCGAAGGCGTTGTCGATGAACGCCGACGGCCCACCTTCGTCGCGGGGCATCCCCAATGCCCCGACGTCGAGGTAGTAAATCGACACATGGAACGGGATCTTCAAGATCTGTCCGTATTGGTCGAAACAGGCAACTTCGGTGCGGAGAATGTCACCCTTCTCGCTGGTGAGGATAGGTATCGGTCCGGCCCAGCGGTTCTGCCGGTACGGCGACCCGGCATCACACTTGATGTACCAAGTGTCGTAGTGCAGCGGATTGTGCTTGCTCGCCCAGTCCGCGTAGGGGAACGCCTGGTCGGTCGGGCAGTAGTCGTGGAACGCTTTGCTCTCCTTCGGAATGTAGCCCGACCCGGCGGTGTAGTCCCAGGGAGCCTGGACGTCAGGGATCATCACCGAGGCCCGGTTCACCTGCAGCATCTTCACCGGCGTCAGCGGATCCCGGGTCCGCTCGGCAGCCTCCTGCACCGTCAGCAGATCCCGGAACCGGGTGTCCACGGTGAGCTCCACCGTGCCGGCCTCCGGGTTCACCGTCGCCGCCGAGATATGCAACCGGATCCCGGTCTCCCCCGACCCGGCGAAACCTTTCAGCAGCATCGTCATCCCGGCCCGCAGCTGCCACCGCGACAACAGCACCGACGGGTCGGTGGCCAGCGTGATCGACCCGGTCCATCCCGGCAGCACATCACGGGCCAGCGACTGCTTCGCAACGTCCATCGCGTCCGACTGGGAGAAGCCGGTACTGAACTTCGTCATCGCCTCGCTGACGAAACCACCCGGAACGAGCGCCGGGTTGTTCTGCGGCGGGTAGATGTCCCGCGACGCCGCCAACGGTAGGTAGTCGGTGCGGGACCCGTCATTGGCGATGACCGCATTGCGCCACACCGTGCCGTGGATGTCGGTGCCGGAGCCGAAGATGATGTTCTCGCTCTGCGTCGAGTCGCCCGACAGGTTCACCTCCAACCCGGGCGTACCGACCCACATGGCGAAATCGGCGGCTGCGAAGCGGTCCCGCACCCGCAGGATCGGCTGCCGTCCCGGGCTCACCCCATCAGCCAGGCGCTGCACGACCGTCCACTGGTTGCCGGTGACCACGCCGTCGCCAGGACGGGTGATCATCACCGACAACTGGTCCTGGACGAAACCGGTCAGCGCATGGTCCCAGGAACCGGTCTGCCGGGAGGTGTAGCCGGTCCACTGGGTGCCAGGTGTCGCCACCGGGGCGTAGGTATCTGCCGAAGCCGCGTTGAACGCCGGCACCACCCGGCCCCAGCCCGGCGGAAAGGTCGTCACCAACGGCGCGGTCCGCAGCTGCGGCCGGTTGGTCTTGGAGAAGTTCTCCGCGATCAGCGCCTCGAGCGGCCACGGCCGCGACGGAAACAGCGGTTTCGCCAGGTACCGGTCCACCTGGAACAGGGCGCCCTGGCACTGCACCTGCAAACCGTCGGCACCCGGCGCCAGCGAAGCGATGAAGCCCTCCCACACCTTCACCGCGTGCATCGCCCCCGGCGTCCCGACCGAATCGCGGAGCCGGTACGGCGCGACGAACCCCGCCTCGTTGGTCAGCGCGTCGACGATCAGCTCGTTCGCCTGGTACAGGCCATCCCCCACGGGAATGATCGGCGCCCAGTAGATGTCGACGTCGGAGTAGTAGTCCAGCCAGGCCGTCAGGTCGACGGCATTGAAGTCGTCGAACAGCGTCAGCGCCGGGAACGTGAGGACCGCGGTGGCATCGCCGAACGGGTCGCCGCTGGAGAAGGATTCGATCTTCGTCGGCGCGCCCCGCACCGTCGACACGTCCGCCCGGACGCCACCGCGGGTCAGCTTCGTGATCACCGGCAGGAACCGGCCACCGGGCGTGGTGGTCGTCGTGTAGTCCCAGCGGCTCATCTACGCCTCACAGCAGCCGGTACGCATCGAACTGGTGGGTGGAGGACAACTGGGCGTACTGGGCGTCCAGGTCCGCCAGCGTCAATGCGCGGTGCCAGTACCGGATCTCGAAGACCAGCATGTTCGCGGCGCGGCGCTGGCTGATCCAATCCCGCTCCCGACCGAGGACCACCAGCTGGTGGGTGTAATCCCACTGGTTGCGGACATCACCGGCCGCGATGAACTTACCGAACGGGTCGTACGCCGCCAGCTTCGACTGCGACCCGTTGAAAATCGCCGCGTACATCCGCGGATGGTGCCCCGGCGCGCCCCGGGT